AGTATTCACTGAACATAAAAGCATTGCTTATACAGAGATTATGAAAAAACTAGCAGATCAACAAAAGTTATATCTAATTATTGCGGATAGTGATTATATTTATGGAACTAATTATCAATTCTGTCATGGATATTTAAGCAAGGATTTGCATTTGACACAAGAGAAAATCATTCAAGCTCTTGGGCGAATTGGTCGCAGTAATATTCAACAAGAATATAGTGTGCGTTTCAGAGATGATGAGCAGATACAAACCTTATTTACAAAATTTAAATCAGAAGAAAAACCAGAGGTATTAAACATGAATATATTATTTAATTCAGGTAATTTAAGATGGAATAAGTTGACGTCTTCTTATGAAGAGGTTGTTGAAACTAATAATGTAAATAATGATTTAGAATACAATAATTCAGACGCAGACGAATCGGATGATGAATAAAATACAAAATTAAATATATATTTGACGATTATTCCATAAAATACTATAATGTTGCGTTTTTTGAAATTTAGATTGTTCTATTCTATAATTATCATAATATTTAAGTATTGCATTTTTATTATTATAAACAATAAATTCTTCAGTTTTTTCATAATCAATCTTATAATCGGTAAATTTTAATTGTTGAGCATTTATTTCATTTTGTGTAAAAAATAATCCTAATAATCCCGGACCAGTGGGACATAAAGAACTAGGGCCATAAACTTTATATTTCACATTTTTTACAATTCTATTAATGCAATTTAACATAATTTTATTAAATGGTTTTACAGCAATTAAAGCATTATACATGCATTTACTTGGTCTATCATTAACAAAATATTCTCTCTCAGTTAGAGCAATTAACTTAAAATTATTAATGCATTTATATTTAATATCCAAATAAATGCCACCATTTATATATAAAACACAATAACGCCATAAGTCTGCTTTAAATGCTCCTGGCACTAAACTATCAAATGCGTTCAACACGTGCATTGGAAACGATTTCTTTATAAAATTTCTACAATCATCATCATCATATAAATAATGCTTAAATTCTGGATTATTTTTAACCATTAAATTATAGTTTTCTTGCATTAATGGTGGTAAAATTTTGTTACCCCAACACATATATAAATTTAAAGGTATAATGCTATTGTATTTATCCTTTAAAATAAATTCATTATTTAAGTCTAGATTGTCTTGATTGTTTTTAACATTTGGAATAAAATTTGGAATAACATTTGGAATAACATTTGGAATAACCTTTGGAATAACCTTTGGTAAGGCAAAATTTTTTCTAAAATTTAAATTAACTAACAATTGTTTTAAATTATTTTGTTGTTTGTTATTTTTAATATGGTCTTTTTTTTTTGGAACAAAACTAAAATTTGAATTTAAAGATAACATTATATTAATATATTTATATATTTATATAATTATAACAACTTAAAGAAGTAAATCAAAGTAATTACTGATTAAATTATTCCATTTATTAATTCATCGATTCCTTTATCAAAATCTACATCAATTGTCCATCCTAATTGCTTTACCTTTTCATTACTAATATAATATCTTTTGTCGTTAAATGGTCTATCTTCAATATACGTTATCCAATCATTATATTCATTAGTTTTTTTTATTTTTTCTATTAATATATGAGCAATTTGCAACACTTTGTATTCATGATGGTCGTCACTTCCAACATTGTATATTTCACCAATTTCTCCTTTTTCTAGAATCAGTTTTAATGCAGAACATACATCATTTACATGCAAGAATGCACGAACATTTGAACCATCACCTTGAATCGTCACTTTTTCATCTTGTTGCAATTGTTGAATAAATCTAGGAATTAATTTCTCAGGATATTGATTTGGACCATAAACATTATTACCACGAGTAATTATAATTGGCATTTTAAACGAATGATAATACGACTTTGCTATTAATTCGGCAGCCGCCTTTGTTGCCGCATATGGATTTGTTGGACACAAAATAGAATTCTCATTCTTCTTCTCTTCATCGCTATTTAACATCGATTCACCATAGACTTCATCTGTAGAAATATGAATGAAACGAATAATTTTACCATGCTTACGAGATGCTTCTAATAAAGTATGTGTGCCTTGGACATTATCATGAGTGTATTGTAGTGCATCTTCAAATGAATTTTGAACATGTGATTGTGCTGCAAAATGAATAATTGTATCTATTTGATAAATATTTAAAATATTAGCTATTAAATCATAAGAACATAAATTACCTTTTATCAAATGATAACGAGATGATTCGCGGACTTCTACATTAACATTTGTTTCTGATGCGCAATAATACATTGCATCTAAATTAACAATAGTTGCATCAGAATTTTGTTTGAAATAATAATTCACAAAATTGGAACCAATAAATCCACAACCACCGGTTACTAATAATTTCATTATAATTAAATATATTAATTTATATTTACTTTTTACCCGCAATTCTTAATAATGTATTTCTAACAGACTCCTTAATTGGTAAAAGTTGATTATTACAATTTAATACAATTTCTGATAGTTTATCCGTGTTTAAACAATTATTTGACCTCTTTGACGCTAAAATTTGATTCTGTTCTTCTATTGAAAAATTAGTCCATGCAAATTCTGGGTCTACTATTTCTTTATACATCGTTAATATCTCATTATGACTAATAACCCCTGGATTTGTTAGATTAATTGTACCAACTTGGCCTTTCAAGGCCAATTCAATTAACACTGGCAATAATTCATCTAAAACTGACATTGAGTTTGGCATAGAACAAACCTTTTTATAAGTAATTATCTTTGTAATAAAATTGCGCGTGCTATCTATTTCGTCCGTAATAGGCATCCGGATTCTAACGTTTAAAGCACTATTTGCATACAACATTTGCATTAATTGGTCTGTATATCCTTTTACAATAGAATACGATGACCCAAAAAAATTGGGCAAATCTGATTCCATAAATCCTGCATTTGTGTCACCTAACAAATGTGCATCATCATAATCAAAAATGCATCCCGTGCCTAAATATGTAAAATGTATATTGTTTTTTTTACTTATTTCTGCTAGAGTAATTGGACTAAAAAGGTTATCCTTTATATTATCTACCAGTTTACCAGGCTTCTCTAAATAATCAATTGTTCCTATTATTTCATTATTATATATACCATGAGTACGACCAATAAAACTCATGATATGTGTTACGTCTCCTATCAAATCTATTTCTCTTTGAATCGAATTTAAATCATCTGCTCTACATAATGATATTACAACCTTTACGTTGAGATTTTGTAATAATGTTACAACTTTATTTCCTATCCAACCATTTCCACCAAAAACTAAAACAACTGGATTTATTTGCATTATTATATATTAATTAACCATTTATATTTAAATAAATAAACCAAAATAATATATAATATATAATATATAAAATATTTAAAATTAATACTTTAAATATTATATATACAATGTCGCAAGATTCTACCAATACAAATGACCTTATAAATGATGTTCAAACATTGCATCGAATGTCTCTAGAAAAGGACAACTTGCTTATTAATATCACTGCCAAGTTAATTAATTTAGAAGACCAGATGAAGCACTTGGTTGAACAAAATAACAATTTGAAATCTGAAATGTCTCGTTTAATGGCATATTTTATATCGTTTTCTGTTGATGTTAAAAATGACTTGCACCATATTAAATATAAATAATTTATTGTCTTCGTTTAGTTCCACGATTACGTCTAGAACGGCGTTTAGTTCGTCTGCCTTTTGCTGACGCAGTAGCACTTCTTGCTGACGCAGCAGTAGCACTTCTTGCAGCATGACGGCGCTGAGAATTAGGTGACTCCGCTCCTGTTTCTACATATCTAATTCGTTCAATTAAAAATTCTTGCGCATTGCGGTCGTCAAAAATCTCTTCATTTGCTGCTCGGCGGACTTTATTCAAGTTTACACCTCTGTCTTTCATTTTTTGTAACATTCGTTCAGCCTTTCCAAAATCATCGTGGCCATTTGCTCCTTGATTTTGTGCAAACGCAATAAGTGCCTTAATTTCTCCATGTCTGGGTAAATGTGCCGGTAAAGTGGATGATGACATTATATATAATACTAAATATATTTATTGCTTTTTGCTTTAATAATTAAAAACTATTAATTTAATTATTAAAATTTGATATAAACAATGAGACGATAAATCGTAACAAAACGTTTAATTACTATACGCGAGGCCTCCCATACCACTCATGATTCTGAGCACGTTGTAGTTGGTGGCATAGACACGGACCTTGGCAGTCTTGGTTCCCTCAACTGTGGCGTTACTAAGAACAAGTTGGAGAGTGGCGTTATCTATTCTGGAGAAGTTGCACGTGCCGCTGGGTTGATGCTCCTCAGGTCTCAAGGCAAAAGAGTACACGTTAATACCCTCATCGGGGCATCTGGTGTGCGACTGGTAAGGTTGGACCCACGAGAAGTAGGTTCCTTCGCGCTCAGAGAAACGATCTTGGCCGTTAAGTTGGAGCTTAGCGGTGACGACGGGGTTCTGTCCCCAGCAGTGGAGGTCAAGAGACGCCTCAGTCATGACAAAGGTGCCGGCATCGGAAACTGTGGAGTTCTCGAGGTGACCAGAGGACAAATCCTTGAGTTGAGCAAGGATATCAGCGGGGATAGTTTGGGTGGCGGCAGCATTCTGGGGAACAGCGGGGCCACCCATGTTGGCCTCATTGTAAGGATTCTGGGGACCATGCCAGTATCCAGTGAAACCAACAGGGATGTCATAGTCAAGAGCACCGGCATCATTGAACAGACCACGAGCATCAATGAAGGCACGGGAATCAGCAGCAACGGAGGCGGGGCCACCGAACGCGTGGATAGCGTTGGGCAAAGCATCAATGGCATCGGTGTAGTTGAAAGGTTGAGCACCTAGGACCTTGAACAGGAGAGCATCGCACACCAAAGATGAGCAATAGTCAACGTTCTGATCGGGCTGGACAATCCAGATAAGCTCCTTAACGGGGTGGTTAAAGTTGAGCTTAATCTTGTTACTAGAAGAACCAACAGACTCATCACCAGTGAACTGGAGCTGGGTAATGAGGTACTCGTGGGGGTTCTGGGCGAATCTTCGGCGCTCATCAGTGTCCAAAAACACATAATCAACGTACAAAGAGGCGGCAACCAAAGACTGGTTATAGGCAATGGCGGCAGGCACGGGGCGGCCCGGAGTGTATTGGTTTAGGGCATAGGCAGCCGAGGCTTGACCCTTAGAAATATTGGGTTGAGCAGAGGCTTCTCCAGAGTTGCAAGACAGGGTGGTGACAGCCCACAAGCACTCATCAATAGGACGGATATCAAGATTGACCTTGACCTCGTGGTATTGGAGAGCAATCAAAGGCAGAGCAAGACCGGGGTTGGTGCAAAACCAGAATTGAAGGGGGATATATAGAGTGGTCTCAGGGAGAGCGTTTCTGGGAGCGCAAACTTGACGGGGAGCCAAGGAGTCGCAAGGACCATCAACCTCAGAGAAAGAGGGGTCAGTGATGAAGGTAAGTTGGGTAGTGTTACCAATCATCTTGAAATATCCACGCTGTTGCTCAGCAGTCATGGTGAGCTGATTCCAGATGTGCATCCAGTCACCATATTGGCGGTCAATTCTTTGGCCACCAATCTCGACCTCAACCTGGGCAATAAGTTGCTCACCGGGGAAGTCCAACCAACGAGCATAAACACCAGTTGCACCATAACTACCCGAGAAGGAAGCGATGCCCATGAGCTGGTTAATCTCAGGGAGAGTCACCTGCAAATAGGTTCTGTAAGCAAGGTCACCATTTCTGGAGATAACGCATTGAACTCTGCGTCCAAAATCGGCCTGGCCGTTGAAAGTTTGCTCAATCGATTCGATGGCAAAGTTTGTGTACCTTCTGTAAGTGACCTTCCAGAAGGTGATTTGAGGATTACCTGTGAGGTAAACATCTTGCGATGATCCCTAATATTTCTACTAGGGGCAGAGTACACCTTAGGAAACTTCTGGTTTGACTAAAACCATCATTAGTTCCCGACTGCCGTCTACTCGTTGAACCTTCATCTTAAATCTGTCTTGTTATTTAAATAGTTTAAAGCTAATTCTAATTTCTCATCCAATGAAATTTTTTTTGATAAAAATGATTTATCTTTTATATTTGGATGATTACTAATTCTATATCCTTCTTTTCCTGAAGAATCTCTATAATGTCTTACATATTTTGGCAATTCTGAATCTTCAACGCATTTTCTAATGCGTTTATCATAAGTCTTACCTAAATTTTTCCCAATCATACTCAACCTTTTTAATTCACTAGTTTCTTCTGATTGTTTACACACATCTCCACCATCAGTTAAATTATAACCATTTGGTTTTGTTGTATTTAAATTTGAAATGTAATATTTTT